TACCTGTCAAACCTTTAGTGTCTTCAGGCTCTACAAAAAAAGATTCTCTACCAGGGTTGGATGCTAAAAAATCTGTAGCACCTACGATCGTTGCACCTTCTGCAACTCTTGATGATACCTGACTAACTTTTCTAAGCTTGCCCCCTTTAACAGCATCAGCTGCTTTTTTCATTTTAACTACGGCCGGTATTCTCCCTGTAATTTTTGCTATCTGTGTGCCAGGGATACCATATTGTGTAAGTAAAGATGTAACTTCTCCTCTCCATGTTTCAGGACGAGTGGGTTCATTTCTTTCCATTATTTTTTCAAACTTAGATAAAAAATCCGTGTTTGCTATTAAATCTGTGCCAGCAAACAATAATGAGCCTAAACTATTTTGTAGATCATATACACCTGAGCTAATTCCTTTTGCTATTTCATCTAGGCCCGTTGTGTAATCTCTCTCTTGTGTAATTTCTTTGTTACCAATTTTAAATCTTGGTGCTGGTGCATCAGGTAAGTCTTTTACTTGTTGCATAGGATCTTGTATACCAGCTATAGACTGAGCTAATCTTTCTGTAGGTTTAAATGTGTAGTATAATTCTAAAATACTTTTAGGGTCAGGCATAGCCAACCACTTCACAGGTTTCTTAGGTTTTGTTTGTCCTGCTAATTCGTTTTGTATCTTAAGTTTGACTTCATCTAAGTCTAAAGGTCTATCTTCTTTTATATCTATATTAACAGCTTCTTCTTTATTAGGATCTTTAAGAAACCGTTCGTAGGCTGTTTCTGCCATGTTACGCTCCTGATGGTAATACTAAATTAACGCTGTACTTTTGGTTAAAGAGATCTACATCTTGTTGCGATGAAATCATAGCAAAGTCTTCTA